GACCTCATCACAGAGCAAGCGGCGTTCGCGATCACCATGCACAACCGAGGCGTCGCAGGCGTCCAAAACGACGCCGCGCAATGCCGCCTCACGCGCGGCTGCGACGCACGACGATGGAAGGGCCACGTCGAACGAACGTGCGCCGCCAGTCGCGCCATCATCCCCGGCACAGGCCGCAGCGCCTGCGACATCAGCCGCGCGTATTTTCCCGACGTAGCACGTCGCTCGGAGAAGTACATGCCAGTGGTGTACGCGTCATGAGGAACTTTCGTCAGGCCGCGCTTGCTGCGTCAGCAGTCGGATTGATGGTCGCTGGCATAAGCGCATCGCCGCTCGTGTCGGTAGCCGACAAGGTCGAAAAGCGCGAGCCGCCGCCTGTGACGCTTCGCTACGAAAACACGCCCACCACGCGCCGTGGCGCTGGCCCTTCACGTCACGCCAACACCATCGCGAACCGCGCCAAACGTGCGCGCGCTCGTCTCTCCCGCAAGAAGGGATAACCGTGCGCCATCGCGACTACCGCAGCGACCTGAATCTGGCCGAAACGCTACGACGCACGGACGCTCGGTGGGAGCTTGACCACAACCATTTTTGGACGACGCGAGCAGACGAACGCAAGCGTCAACGAACCACGAAGAACGGACGAACCAATGGACAACCAGCACAAAAAAATTAGCGGCTACCGCGATCTGACTCAGCAGGAAATCGACTTGATGAACAAGATCAAAGCGAAGGCTGCCGAAGTCGGTGAGCTGGTTGCAGAGCTGCAATCGCCAGTCTGCAACCACCTTGACCGGCGCTGGATCGCCATCGGCCAGACCAACCTTCAGCAAGGCTTCATGGCGCTGACACGAGCAGTCGCGCAGCCGACGACGTTCTGATCATGAACCCAATCGCTGCCGTCCAAGCCATTATTGCCTGCGTGATCGCGCTGATCATTGGCTTGGTGGCCGGTTATGTCTACGGCCACCAATCGGGCGCAGCTGAGCACCTCCCGGCGATCACCTCGCTCAAAGGTTCGGTCGACAGCTGCAACGTCGCTGCGGCTGCTGCAAACGCGACCGTCGAGGCTGATCGCATCGACGGCGTGGCGCGCGAGGAGCGCATCGAGAAAGCGCTCGCGGACAACGTAGCCATCGTTGCCGCTGCCACGAAACAGCGCACCGGCATCCTGACCAAACCGTTGCGTGGCGGCACCGAGTGCGAGCAGGTGATCAACGCTGTCAACGACCACTTCCGAGGGGGCAAACCATGATCGAGCACATGCTGCCAGTGCACGCGTTTTTGCGATTCCTCGCGTGGTCGGCGGTAGCGCTGGCCTTCGCTATCGCGTTCGTGTGGCTTCACGTCAAGAGCCGGAAGGCGTCGGTGCATTCGACGGGCGCGCTGTTGCGGCGTGGCAGTAATTGGGCGGCGGTCGCTTGCGTGTTGTGCGCCGTGATAGCACTCGCCGGCTGTCAGAAATTCGACCCGAAGGACGGCGCAGAGCTGTGGTTCGGGATAAACGTCGGCGCGCTGTTTGTGCTCGCGTTGGTCTTTGCGCTCGGCGGCATATTCATGCTGCACAAAGAGATGGCGGCGCTGCGGATGTTGCTCATCGGCCTGTTTGCGTTGGGCTGCTTCGCGCTCCTCACCGCTTGCGGCGACACGATCAACCCCGTGCGCTACCAAGTGCAGGAAGTGCTCATCACGAAGCCCTGCCTCGCGGGCCGCACGCCACCGGCGCAAGCCGTACTGCTCACCGACCCGGTGTGCACGTTAACACCTGCCGAATGCGTACGAGCAGCGGCGGCAGATATCGCCGAGCTGCAACGCGAGGCGCGCGAATCCAGAAACCTGATCAGGGAGTGCTCCAAATGAAACGCCTCGCCACCACATTTCTCTGCGCGCTCGCCGCGCTGACCGTCTGTATGCCTGCCGTGTCCGTGGGCTCCAGTACCACCGACGCGGCAGGCTTGCAGGCTATCGCCAAAGCCAACACGGCCACGGCGCAGTCGCTCGAAATGGGCACCTGCGCCAGCGAGCGTCAAGCGGTCGCCAGCGGCGCGCAACACTGCAAGGGCGACCCGACGTGCATCGTCGCGGTTACCGCCATCGCCGCGCTCACGCCGTGCGCCGTCGTTGCCGTCGCCCGCCAAGCGCCCACGCCCGCTGCAACGATACCGGTGCAGCAGTTTGTCAACGCCGCGCCACCGCCCACGATGGGCGAGCGCATCCTGTCCGGCATCGGCTGGGGGCTTGGCAAGCTATTCGATGTAGGCATGGCCCTCGGCCCGTCGTACATGAACATGCGCCTCGGCACCACGCAGAGCAACAACAGCACCGCGCTCGCCATGCGCCAGAGCGACAACGGCCTCGCCGCGACGCAGAGCACGAACAACACGTTCGCCGCGTTCGGCGCGAACCTGCAAGGCACGGCCACGGCAGGCTTCACCCAGCTCGGCACGGTCGGCGTCGCCGCAGCCACCACGCCCAAAACGGTCACCAACGTGACCGGCAACAACAACGCCGTCAACGGCAGCGCGATCACCAACACAACCGAGATCGACTGCCCAGGCGGTCAAGGCGGCAACGGCCAAGGCGGCAACGGTGGCAACGCACCAGGCGGCGCAGGCAACGGCGCGCCGGGTGGACTCACCGGCTGTACAGGCACAACGGGACAGTAGGGCGCAGCGTGCAGGTTGATCTCACTCTCTCGGTAGGCCAGTTGCTGGCCGTCTCGCTCACGTGCATGTTGGGGCTGCTCGGCGGCGCGTGGGGCTTGATTCGCATGGTGGCGACGCAGTTTTCGTTGCGCATGGACGTCAAGTTCGAGGCGCTATCGAGAGAGGTGCAAGCGCGTGATGACCAGATCAAAAGGTTGCAAGACGACGTGCGCGACGGTGAGCGAGCGCTCGATGCATTCAAGCTGCATGTGGCTCAAACCTGCATGACGCTCGACCAAAAAACGCAACTAGAAACCGCCATCTTTGGCCGCATGGATGGCCTCGCCAACACTTTTGAAAAGCTTCTCAATGTCGCAAGAACTTGACCACCCGAAAACGCGTCGCGAATACCTGCGCTGGTTATTGCTGCTGTGTCTGAACGCAGCGCGGCCACACGGGTGCAGCGAGATGTTGGTGCTGGTGAGCGTACGCGGCGCGCTCGCCGACGTGCGTCCGGACGAAATCCGCGCGCAGCTGGACTACCTCGACAAGCGCCAACTGGCAAAGATTGACCGCAGCGAACTGCGCCCTCATTGGATCGCGGAGCTGACGCGCGAGGGCATTGATGTGGTCGAGTACTCCGTGGACTGCGAGGCGGGCATTGCTCGCCCACGCAAGTATTTCTGATGCCACCACGCAGCAAAGTCACCAAACTGCCCGACGATATCAAGACGTGGCTTGACCAGGTGTTGATCGCCAATTCGTTTGGCGGTTACGACGCGCTGGAGGCGGAGCTACGCGAGCGCGGCTACAACATCGGCAAGTCGTCGCTGCAGCGCTACGGCGCGACCTTTGAAGAGCGTCTCGGTGCGTTAAAGCGATCAACCGAGATGGCGCGGGCCATCGCGACCGAAGCGGGCGACGATGAGGGCGCTACCAATGACGCCGTGGTTCGTCTGTTGCAAGAAAAGTTTTTCGGTGCGTTAACCGACCCGGACAAGCCGCTGAGTTTCGAGGATATGACCGATTTCGCGCACGCGATTTCAAGCCTGTCCCGCGCGAGCGTGCAGGTTAAAACGTACGCGTCGAAAGTGCGCAAGGAAGACGCGGCCAAGCTCGCGAAACTGGAGGCCGAGGCCACCGCCGCGACCGGCGCAGGCAAGAAGGGTCTCGACCTTGAGACGCTCAAAAAAGTACGTCAAGCGCTGTACGGGTTTTAACGCGCCATGAAGCTCGGAAAAATCGGTAAGGCACTCGTTGCCGCAAGCGCGATCGCAACGGGTAGCTTCGCTGTCGACCCGACGCTGACCGTGCCGTTTGCCGAGCCTCCGACCGCCGCTATCGAGCTGGGACAGTGGCAGAAGGCGTATCTCGCCGACCACTCACGTTTCAAGCTCGCACACTGGGCGCGCGGCACCCGCAAGACGTTCACGACGACGCTCGAGGCGGTCAACGACATCCTTGAGGTTGAGGCCGCAGGCGGTCGCACACGGTGGATCATCGCTTCACGTGGCGAGCGGCAGTCGCTCGTGGCGATCGCATTCGCGAAGCAACACGCGCAAGCGCTCGCGATGGGGATCAACGCGGTCACCGAGGAGCGCGACCTCGTTGACGATCTCGGCAACCTGATCACGGACGCAGGCGGCTTCGTCGTCAAGTACAAAGTTCACACGATCACGTTTCCGAACGGCAGCGAGATTGTGGCCGTTCCGGCGAACCCGGACACACTGCGCGGCTACACAGGAAATTTGCTGCTCGACGAGTTTGCGTTTCACGCCGACAGCCGCAAGATTTGGATGGCCGTGTTCCCGATCATTCGCGGGATTTACAAGCTGCGCATCGCATCGACCGGCAACGGCAAAGCGAACAAGTTCTACGAGCTGGCGACCAGCACCGATCTCGGCTGGTCGATCCACCGCGTTGACATTTACACGGCTGTCGCACAGGGCCTCGACCTCGATATCGAGGAGACGCGCAAAGCGTTGAACGACGACGACGCGTGGGCGCAAGAGTACGAGCTCGATTGGCTTGATGAGGCTTCCTCGTGGATTTCGTTCGACATGATCAACGAGGTCGAGCGCGACGACGCAGGCAAGCCCGACCTGTACAAGGGCGGCGCGTGCTATTCGGGCGAAGACATCGGTATCCGTTCCGACCTGTGGGTGATGTGGGTCGCCGAAATGATCGGCGACGTGCTGGTCACCCGCGAAATCAGCGTGCTACCGCGCGCGGCCACGTTCCAAGCGCAGGACGAAGAGCGCCGCCGACTGTTCAAAAAATACTTGATCGTGCGTCACTGCATGGATCAAACCGGCATGGGTGAAAAGCCGGTCGAAGACGCGAAACGCGAACACGGCCAGCTGCGCGTCGAAGGCGTGATCTTCAACAACAGCTCGAAGCTGTTGCTCGCGACCATCGGCAAGGAGCGCTTTCAAGACAAAACCCTCCGCGTCCCGATGGGCGACAAAGCGCTGCGCGCCGATCTGCACAAGTTAAAAAAAGAAGCCACGCCCAACGGCGCACCGCGCTTCGTAGCACCCAGCGACAGCGACGGCCACGCTGACCGCGCGTGGGCGTGTTTCCTGATGTGCTACGCCGCATCCGGCACACCAATGGTCTACGACTACATCCGCGTGCGCATGTCCGCATCCTCATACGACGACGATGACGATCCAACCGAGGGCGGGCGCTGGACAACGTACCGAAACGGACAAGAGGCCTTTGAATGAATCACGTCGTTGACGACTACGGTAACCAGATCAATATCGCGCAGCTGAAGGAGCCGCAGACCGGCGGCGCGGTGCCGATGACAAGCGACTGGAATATGTCCGGTACCGGCGAGCTGACGCCCGACAAGCTGCGCACTATCCTGCGCGGCCAAGGCAATCTGCGCCAGATCGTGCACCTCGGTCGGGAGATCGAAGAAAAAGACCCGCACATGTACGGCGAGTTCGCGAAGCGCCGCCGTCGCATCCTCTCGCGAGAGTGGCAAATTCACGCGCCCGAGGGTGCGAGCGCGAAGGCGCAGAAGGCCGCTGATTTCGTGAGTGAGTGGCTCGCGTCGGTGAACGAATTTGAGGAAGTGCTGTTCGACCTCACCGAGGGCACGAGCCATTTGGTCGGTTGCCACGAGATGGTGTGGGGCACGCTTGACGGGATTCCGGTACCGGTTCAATTCAACTGGCGATCGCAAGACTATCTGCGCCTCAAACGCACAGGCGTGGGCATGCCCGCGTGGAACGCGAACCGCACAGACTTGCGCTACGACGATGGCTCGCCGGACGGGCAAGAGCTGTGGGCCGGTGGCTGGTTGATCCACGTGCACAAGGCCAAGAGCGGATATCTCGACCGTGCAGGCATGCCGCGCATTCTCGCCGCGTATTTCATGCTCAAACATCACTTCACGATGCAAAACCTGCCGCGCTGGGGCGAGGTCTACGGAATCCCGCCGCGCATCGGTAAGTACGACGCGGCCAACATCGATCCAGCGGGCAAACGGGCGCTCTGGAATGCGATCCGCCACATGGGCCAAGACGCGGGCGGCATCATCCCGGCCACCATGAGCATTGAGCTGCTCGAAGCCGCGACCGGCAACGTCGACGCGTTCATGCGCGTCGCGCAAATGGTCGATCAATACGCGTCGAAGGCGATCCTCGGTCGCGACACCGTAGCGAGCGGCGGGCTCAACGGCGGCAGTGGTCAAAACGAGGCCAACAACGCCGACATGGCGACCGACCTCAATATTGCCGACTGCAAGCAAGTCGCGCGAACGATCACGCAGGATTTGATCTGGCCGGTCGTTCAGTATTTCGGCATCACCGACATGCGCGAGTGCCCGCAGTTCCGGTTCGACACCGCCGAGCCTGCGGACATGGTCTCCGTCGCGCTGCGCCTGAAAACCGCGAAAGAGATGGGCATGGGCATCAAGGCCGAATGGGCCTATGAGCAGCTGCAAATTCCAAAGCCCGACCCTGACGACGAGTTGCTTGAAGCGCCCGCGCCGCCGCCACCCGCACCCAATATCACCCAGCCGATGGGCGCACCTGCGCCCGAGCCTGCTAACGCAGGGGCCGGAAACGCCACGCCGAAAGGCAGCGTTTCCGGTCAACCGGAAGAACCGGCTGGAGCCGATATCGCCGAAGCCGTAGCGCAAGCCGTGGCCACGCAGTTAACCAGCCTCGTACGCGGTCGCCTCGGCCCGCCGCGCGACGAAATGGACAACCTGGTCGACGCCATGCTCAGCGAGTGGCAGCCTGAGATGGATTCCGTCGTCGACCCGATCCGCGCGGAGATCGCTGCCGCTGCCGCCAAGGGCGAGAGCCCGGAATCGTTGCTAGCACGACTTCCCGCGCTGTTGGACGCGATCGACATCACGTCGCTCACCGAGCGTTTGGCGCGCGGTGGCTTCGCCGCACATCTGGCCGGTCGCGCGGGCATGCTTGACCCGAAACCGCGCACCAAGCGTGGCTGACAACAAAGACCTGCCGAACTGGGTAAAACTCGTCACGCTCAAACCCAACGAGGCGTACGACTTTTTCACCAGCAAACGGCTCACCACCAGTTTTCGCTGGACGGACGTGTGGGCCGAGGAGCACAACACGGCGTTCACCGTCGCGGGCATGCTCAAAGAAGACCTGCTCAAAACCGTGCAGGAAAAGCTCGCCGAGGCGATCGCCAACGGTACGAGCCTGCACGATTTTGAAAAGGCGCTCACGCCCAAACTGATCGAATCCGGCTGGTGGGGCAAACAGGAAATCACCGACCCGAGCTCCGGCGAAACCCGCGTCGCCGACCTCGGTAGCCCCGCGCGCCTGAAATTGATCTACGAAATGAACGTCCGATCGGCGTACGCAGCAGGCCGGTGGCAGCAGGCCGAGCGCACCAAGGCGGCGTTTCCGTTCATGATGTACCAAACGATGCACGATGAGCGCGTCCGCGCCAGTCACGCCGAGTGGGACGGCATAGTGCTGCCGATCGACGATCCGTTTTGGGACGCGCACTACCCGCCCAACGGCTGGCGTTGCCGCTGCACCGTTTTTCCGGTAGACGAAGACCTGATCGCCGAATACCAAGCCGCAGGCCAAAAAATCAAGCGTAAGGCCCCGAAAGCGACGATGCAAACATTCGTCAAGGACGGCAAAAAGATAAAGGTTCCCAAGGGCATCGACCCCGGTTTCGGTCACAACGTCGGCAAGTCGCGCAGCGCAGGCGTCAAGCGCTGAAATGGGCATCGCTGTCGTCGTTTCCGGTATTCCCGAGCTGCGTTCCACGCTCGCCCAAGTCAAAGCGGCAGGCCTCGACCGCAAACAGCTATTCGAAGAGATCGGCCAAGCGATGCAAGGCCGCATCGAACTGCGCTTCACATCAAAGACCGCGCCAGACGGCACCCAATGGGCGGCACTGAAACCGTCGACCGCCCTCGCGTACGCCAAACAGGACGCCAGCACAGGGAACGGACTAAAAAGCGGGTCATTGCTTGTCCGCAGTGGTCTGATGCGAGAAAGTCTGACGCGCATCACGCTCGCCAACAGCGTCACGGTCGGATTCGCCCGAACCTACGCCAGCCATCATGAGACGGGCACAGGTAGAAAGAAAGAGCCACTGGCCAAACTTCACGAGACCGGCACCGAAACCATGATCGCCCGCCCGCTCATTTTTGTGAACTACCAGACCGGCAAGTTATCCACAAAAGACCGCGAAGCCATCCTAAAAATCGCCCGCAACTACATCGAACGCCAAATTCCGTAGCGCTGCACCATTTACAGCAACACTGCAACAACCCTCCCAGCACCTCCCACAACAAACCGCATTAACCCGCCATTTTTCAAGCGGTCACCCCTGACTTATCAATGGTCTGGTCAAACTGGCCCCGCGCGGCCACAGAGCGCGTTGGTGGCGATACTCACCACTTTGCCGTGTATCAATTTGCGGTGCAATGAGATTGCACCCTACGGTTTTACGAATTCAGGGTTCGACGGACTCGCCACACACTCGGACAAGCACCGCGCACTACCTTGCGCTAAAGTATTGCCATGACGCTCCCCTGCATCGACATCCACAGCCATTTCTTCCCCAAACACGCACCGAACTTCGCACAAAAATTTGGCGAAGGCTCAGGTCCGTGGGTGACACTTCAGGACCACGGCGACGGCACCGGCATGATGATGCTGGGCGAGAAGCCGTTTCGGCCGGTGCATTCCGCGCTGTGGGACGCGAAGGCGCGCGTTGCGGAGATCGATGCGAGCAACGTTTCCACGCAAATAATGTGCGCGACGCCGGTGATGTTTGCCTACGACGCGCCCGCCGAACAAGCGGCGTACGTGGCGGCGACCTACAACGATCTTGCGTTGGAGATGTGCGCCGAGAGTGGCGGACGATTGAAAGCGCTGGCGCAAGTGCCGCTGCAAGACGCAGAGCTTTCGATGAAAGAACTGTCGCGTGCGATGCGCGCCGGCTGTGTGGGCGTGCAGATCGGCAACCACGTCGGGCCACGCGAAATGGACGACGAAGGCACCGTGCGTTTCTTAGCGCATTGCGCGGCCGAGGGCGCGGCGGTGCTTGTGCATCCGTGGGACATGCTCGGTGGCGAGCGCCTGAAACGCTGGATGAGTGCGTGGACCGTGGCGATGCCTGCGGAAACGCAGTTCGGCATCATGGCGATGATTTTGGGCGGCGCGTTCGATCAGCTCCCGCGCGATCTACGCATCTGTTTTGCACACGGTGGCGGCGGCTTTCCGTATTTGCTCGGTCGGCTAGAAAACGCTTGGCACCGGCGCGACAATGTGCGCGGAGTGTCTAAGCATCCGCCTAGCCATTACCTTGATCGCTTTAGCGTGGACAGCGCCGTGTTTGACCCGCGCGCGCTACGTTTATTGATCGACACGATGGGCGCGAGCCGCGTGATGGTCGGAAGCGACGCACCCTTTCCGTTGGGCGAAGAACACATCGGAAAGCTCGTGCGTGAGCAACCGGATGTCAACCCTAGCGACCGCGCGGCCATTTTGACGGACAATGCGCGTTCGTTCTTTGCACTGAGCTAACGCTCGTGTCGCATCACATCGCAAAATGCATTATTTTGCATTTTTTAGACTTTTGTTCTACATTTTCGGCAGTTAAGCGGCGTTAAAACGCCCTCAAATCACGTAACGGAGGAAATATCATGCATAAACTCGCTTCTCGTGTCACCGTCGCGCTCGCCGCGGCTG